GTGTCAATCGCCATGCCTTCTTTGTGAGATGAGTTTGGCGCACCCTGCGGGCAGTCTTGCGGCCTGAACCCGCCATAGGTTGCACCGGATATGCAACTACCTGTCTGTGGGTTTATGTGCTGTTCTCCGGGGTACTCGAATAGCAGAGCATTGACTTTATCAAGCAGCGAATTCGCGTGAGTCTTCCGCTCCGCAGTCGCGTCGGGGTGCATGAGCCACTGACCGAAATAGTCGTCGAGCGTAATCACTGCCCGTGGCCCCTTGCTGGACAGTCTGTAAGATTCGCCTTCTGGTCAAGCTTGGCGTCGATCTTGTCGAGCTTCTCGAACAGAACCTTTATGGTGCTAGAGAAATTTTCCCGCGTGATGTACTGCCCCGCAACAAGAACCTCGATTGACTGCACCTTTGCCGCCAAGTCTTTGTCAGATTGATGTAAGGACTTCATGGAGTCTTGAAGATTCTTCACCACCCACCCACCGAGAAAAGAGATCATTCCTAGCGCAACATTGATGACGACTTGCGATTCCATTTGTTTCTTCCTTCCCACCGTCTGTGCGGCAGATGCGGTTAGATTACCTACAGTGTCCACCTAGCTCGAATTGGTCGAGAAGATTGAAACACAGCCAATTTGCTACACGGGTTCTCCACCCTGCTCCTTCTGCTTTGTAGCGACTCAGACGTTTGGTGAACATGTATTCCTCTGGTAAATCCATGAAGATGAATGTCGCTATGAATACGTTGAAGAATACATCCATGAATACGGCCAGAAGCGCAGCAGGAGCAAGCAGAATCTTCGCTGTCAGTGGGAGAGTTTTCCATACCGACTTTGCTGCCATTGTCACGACGAACAGCAGGTAGAAAGCGTAGGTGTAGAGAGCGAGGTAGATCACGACTGAATCCCTGCGAATGCTGCCCGGATGTTTGCGGGACACGCGGCAACAATCGAAGCGTACTCAGCACCGACAGCCGCCGTCAGGCTGGCATCGTCAGTCGCCGCCAAAACAGAAGGCAGTGTTGTTATGTTGAGCAGCGCCGTCCGCGCAGAGAGGCAGGCCGTGACGGTCGCAGAGTCGTTCGATTCCGTTGCTGCAAACGCGATTCCGGCGAGCCGGTTCAGGGCGATCTCGCGGCCTGCGCGAGCGATACGTAGCAGAGGGGCGCATGACCATGCAGGAATCTTGCTCTGCCGAATTGCCGCCGCTTCGGCCTCTGTAATCTCGACGCATCCCTCGGACAGCAGATGGACGAAGGCCGCATCGTCGAGATAGTGAAGGTTGTGAGAGGCATCTTTGTAGTTGGGCATTATTTTTCCTTTAGCGAAGTTCGTTCCATTTGGAAATCGTCAGCGTCGCCGAATAACTCATTCCGGGAGGGACGACGAAAGAAGCCACTTGGATAGTCGTCATGCTTACGCCGCCGACGGTAAAGGTAACAGTGTTTACTCCTGTATGCGTCGCCATCACCATGATGGGCTTCCCGGTAGTGTTGTAGTAAGTCGTACCGCTCACTCGACTTCCAGTTACATCAGACCAGACTTGTCCGTATCCGAACGATGACATCGCCGTTACCGCGTTTCCGCCAGCACCCTGAATCGTACTTGGCGCTGTGGCCCACGTTCCAGCCGTAGTCTGTGTCGATTCGATGTAGCCGATGACGCGATAGGCGAGGTTGCTGCGCGCCGTGGTCGAATAGATGACGTTCGCGGTATCCGCCGCTCCCGCTCCGCCTTCAGCCGTGGTGCTGATGACGCCTGTTTCAGTAAGGTCGTTGCCACCGGAGATATTCACTGCTGCGAGTTCAATCGTCCCGGCGTTGTTCATGGCCAGCACAGCAATGCGAGACTGCACGGCGTTCACCGTGCCAAGTGTTGAGCCACTGCTGATTACAAGGTTAGCCGGAGTGCCTGATACCGTCGTCACCGTGCCACTGGTCAGCGTTGCCGAGCGGAAATCGAGCGACAGGGCCGATGCGCTGATGGTCAGGGCATTGGAGCCGACTGATGCGCTGATGGGCTGGATTTGCGTTCCACCGCCGCCAAGAGCAGCAATAGCCTGAGCAACACGAAGTGGAGACATTGACCGCAGCGCGGCTTCGGTGCCGGCTTCCATTTCGCCTTGAGATGCGGAGACTGTGGGGATGTCGGCGTCGTAGGCTTGGACATCTACTCCAATCTCAAGATTTACCGTAGTCTTAAACGTAGCCTCGTCTGCATCGTCCAGGATCGTCTTTGCGAAAGCCGATACACCAAGCGTTGTCAATTGGTCACTTGCCGTTGCATCATCAATCAGCGCCCTTCCTGCTGTAGTGATTGCCGACTCAGCAGCAGTATTCGCTGCTGTCGTATAGATCATCTTGTCAGCGGCAGTTCCGAGAGCCGCGATTGATGTCAAGAACGAGTCATATGCTTGGACAGCAACGCCAATATCACCAGAATCATGCTTTGTTGCAACAGCAACAGCCACAGCATCAAAATCAGCTTTGATTTCAGTTCCCTTGACCAACTTGGCCGGGTTCCCTGTGAGCAAAGCATCCTTTGCCGAGTAGTCAGTAATAACGATGTAATCACTCATTGGAGCCTCCCATCCTTCGTATATAGATCAATTCTCTGGATGGACAGATTGTAACCGCCAACCTGCGCTTCCACTCCGAACTGTAGAACCTTTCCTGCGCTTGATCCATTAACGGTCAAGGTGTTAATCGCCACATTCCCTGCGTACTCGGCTAAACCGTATTCAGCAGTTCCATACTCAGCAGGAGCGGAAACTCCAGAAAGAACCGTAGTCTGTGAATAGTAGGTTTGCATGAAGTCATAGGCCCACTTGAATACCACCGTCTGATTTGACAGTCCAATGAGCGTCAAGATGACTTTCTTGAGAATTGAAGTCTGAATAGGATTCCCGAAGTCAATCCATGTCGTGAAATAGGACATTCGGTAGTTAGAACCATTGTCGTAATACCCTGTATGACTTCCAAGGTATCCAGCTTTCCCCATGTAGAGAATCTTGTCACTTGTCTCGCAGAAGGCTTTTGGGTCAATGTTCGTCCATGTAGTAATTCTCGCTGATCCATCCTGTAATGGGGAACGGAGGTCAAAACAGTAGGTAACGGCAGAAGCCGGGAAGGTAATCAGATAGAACGAGTTGCTTGGAGAATAAACCGCCTTCACGTTTTCCAGAGATTCAAGTGCGGCGTACCCCTGAATATCCGAATGAACATTCTTGCTGAAATTCCGCATCGGAGCGGATTTCTCTTGGATCGTCCTTTGAACCGACCTTACGCCATCTCCTGACAGGAAGATAACATCCTCTCCCGTAGGCTGAATCGAGTCCCTGGCTATACATCCGATGTTCTCAAGGGAATCCTCAAGAATCATGCTCGATGGAGTATCGGCATCCTTGTAGATAAGCGTCTGCTTCTTCCCGAAGATGAACAGTCGGTTGTTGTGCGCCGCTAGACCGACAATTTCATCCCCGCCAATGGGCCAGATATTCCGAAGATTCAGTGACCCGGAAGTCCCGCCAGTCCAGATATGCGGCGTCAAAAGGTCAGAGAATACTAATGTTCCCTTGTCAGCAGTCGTATCCGCCGCCCATACCCGTCCGTAAGCACTGATGGCCGTATTGCATTGATATACAGTTCCGGCAGTACCCGCCTTCTCGTTCAGGCGACGGAACGTAGTCGTAGAGATAGCGGGATCGTAGATTAGCGGGTCGTATCCGCGCTGCCAGAACATCCCTACGCCGCTCAACTGGCAGAACTGCCAATTGTTTGCATTGATCGTGGGCGCTACTCCTCCACCGCCGTAGGTTAGCGTAACCAACGTGGTTCCACTCAACTTGAACAGGAACCCGCCACCAGCACACAGAGTAGTGGCAGTTCCATCGTTCTCAATCAATTCACCGATACAAGTGACGTTCGATGATGCAAGATCGGTATTCGCGGTGTTTGCAGTAGTCCATCCCTTGCGCGAAGCCACGCGCCCAGACTTGTCAATCACGCAATTGATAGCTTCAAGCGCGAAATTAGCCGACAGGTCGACCGGACTATCGGACGTATTAAGCCCGTAGAAGCCCGGTGCGCTTATCGAGAATGGGGTAATGTTCTCAGCCATTAGTTCGCCACGAAGGTATCGTATTCAGAGAAACGCTCTTTCTCAAGCGAGATATAGTCGCTCAGGACTGACTTAAACAGCCCGTATGCCTCTCCAGAGGTTAGCCCGCCATCTTCGCCCCTCTCAACGATTGCACGGGCGTATGCGCCTGCTACGACCGGCTCATAGGGTACGGTGATAACCGTGGCA